TACATAACTTTCCAACCAAATACTATTGTTTATGCAATTCCGATGGAAAGTGCAGCAAAAATACTATCGTCTTCTATGGGGATTGTCTTTCACACTACATATAGTGGAAGGACAATGGAAGATATGTCAGCTTCATTCAATGTCAATCTAAGAGGATTAAGTAAGAATTCTGGTGTATGGTTCTCAGATGCAGACTACAAAGACACTTCTGGAACTATCAATTTCAATAAATCAGAAACAACTACTATAACTGGTATTCTATCAGATGCAGGTAAGACTTTCCGTAAGATAGATTCTAACCTTTTGGGAATGCTCTCTCAGGATGAAGAACTCAAGATACTGATAAAGACATACAACAACACCAAAGTTAGGGCCGGAGAAAAGATTACTAACACCAAGATGCACACGGCTGGATTGATTGCTTATGTTTACGATAAGAAAAAGAAAGAAGTAGATAAAGTAAAAAGAGCACAAAATAAAGAAATCAAACAACAGAATATGGATAGGTTGATGAAATATTTTCGTTCAAATGCTAGTAAATTAGTAAAAATATTTGATATGCAGAACCTATTAGTAGACGCGAAGAACATGATTGTTAAGAAGTTAGAGGGTGCGAGGGGAGTGGCAGATACCTTTATTAAAACACCAAAAGGATACAAGGCTACGAATGTTGAAGGATTCGTTGCGATAGACAAGGTGGGAAAGGCAGTCAAACTGGTTGACCGATTGGAATTTTCACAAAACAATTTCAACGCCGCCAAGGCGTGGGATAAGTAGAAAATACGAGTAATATTATATTAACAAACATAAAGGATAAAACAATATGGAAATTTTGAATAAAATTATACAGTATGTGAAAAACCTAATCAGTAAACCTGCAGAGTCTGTTGAAGAATTTACAAAGGCTGTAGACACAGCAGAGAAGGTTGTGGAAGTAGCAGGAAAAGTTAAAAAGACTGCTAAGAAAGCAAAGAAACTTGTGGTTAAGAAAAAGGAAAAGAAAAAGTGAAAACTTTTAAAGAATACTCAGAAAAGTGTTGCGATGATTGTTATGACCATATCGTGGAAGCTGCGGAGTATCAAGGTAAAAAGGTAAAATTGAATGACCCTATTCGCACAAGTGAAAACCCTAACAAGAAGTTTAAGGTTTATGTAAATAATGCGCAAGGGAAGGTTGTGGTAGTTCGTTTCGGTGACCCAAATATGTCAATCAAACGAGATGACCCAAAACGAAGAGCAGCGTTTCGTGCAAGACATAATTGTGCTGACAAGAAGGATAAGACAACTCCAGGCTATTGGAGTTGTTATCAATGGCGTGCAGGAGCAAAGGTAGATAATTAATGAAGACATTCAAATCATATCTAAAAGAAGAACCAGCATGGGCAGATAGTTTATCAAGGATGCTATTTGATTTACCAAGAGCGGGTCTTGTAGATGTGAAGATTCCACTATCCTCTTCCATATTCAAAAGAATATGGCCCAAATCAGTTCGTTCAACAGTGTTTCACCTAACTAATGATGAAGGGGTTAGGGGATTAAAAAAAATGGAAGGTGGGAAAAAATCAATCTCTGCGTTTTATAATATAAAAACAGCTGCGATACAAGATGGTATTATGACAGACGGAGGATATGTTGTTGAGATGGATGCAGATGTTCTTGCAGCAGCTCCAGATGATATTGGAACTCAACCAGACAAAACAGGTAGAAGATGGTTGGTTTTGGACACTCTTACTACGACTATGGGTGGTGCAAGTAAACTCAGAGGAATGGAAAAAGATATAGAGAAGATGCTGACAAATCTTATTATAAAATATTCTGATAACATGACTATGACGGATATTAATCAAGCTTGGGAATCTCTTAGAAAAGAATATAAAAACGATGGTAAAACTTTATCTCTAATTATTAAAGATTATATAGATGGTACGGAAGCAATCATGAAGAAATATTCCAAACAATTGAAATCTATATTTACTGATTATGCATTTGACAAAGAACTCGTTCCAGATCCAGATAGTGGAGATTTAGCATTGTGGGATGAAGTAGTAGTTAATAATTTTAAGGTTAAGAAAGTTCATGTGAGTGCAGAATTTTCACCAGACTTTAGAGATGATGATCCGTTAACAAATAGTGATTTTGGATGGACTGTTCCATTTAAACTATATGATGATGACAAAGATTTAGTAGACTATATCGACAAAACAAGGAACTAATGAAAACATTCAAAGATTTCAAAGAAGGTGTAAATAGAGCTCAACAAGCAGCGATTGCTATCTCAAAGAAGAAGTCAGGTAAGTATGACAAAGATGGTAAGAAAATAAAAGAACAACAGGGGCCTTGCTGGGACGGATACAAACAAGTCGGTATGAAGAAAAAGGGTGATAAGATGGTGCCCAACTGTGTTCCAGTAAATGAAGTCGCACAAGACAAAGACATCAAAGATAAGGACGGAACACAACCCGCAAAGTATTACGCAGGTGATATGGCGAAGTCTACTAAGGATAAACGAGCAGCTCACTTCTCAAAGAAGAAGTCTGGCCCAGCTCCAGGCGATGCATCCGCGAAGACCAAACCATCTGTACATACCAAGAAGTATAAACAGATGTATGGAGAAGAAAACTTAAATGAAAAGATTGAAGGATTGAAGAACAAGGCTGAGAAGTCTGGAATGCCTTATGGTATCTTGAAAAAGGTATATGATAGAGGAATGGCAGCTTACAAGACAGGACACCGGCCAGGAACGACTTCACAACAGTGGGCGTTCGCAAGAGTCAACAGTTTCGTTACAAAGAGTAAAGGAACATGGGGTGGTGCAGATAAGGACTTAGCAGCGAAGGTTCGTGGATGAAACGGTATAGAGAATTTAGAGATGAATGTGTAATATTGGAACATCCTAATCTTAGAGCGAGGATTATAGCTAAAATAAATCCTATGGATGCATTAAGAGATAAGATGGATGATATAAAGAAATTGCCTGGTAAGATTAAAGATAAAGCAATGGACAAATTAAAAGACACAATGGATAAGGTAAATCCTATGAGTCCGATAAACAAAAAAGTAACTATGATGAGAAAAGACAAGATAAGTGACTTAGTTGATAAGAAGAGAGATTTGACAATTAAAGCTAAGGGAATTGGGACTAAAATTAAATCTTTAAGGGCGAAGACAGTAAAATGAAAACATATAAAAGTTTTATGACAGAAGAGAAGGGAGATACTGCTATCTTCACCTTTGGTAGATTTAATCCTCCTACACTTGGGCATGAAAAACTCGTTACTGCCGTAGCGAATGTTGCTAGAAGAGAGGGTGGAGAGTATTTCGTGTATCCAAGTCATTCACAGGATGCTAAAAAGAATCCTCTAGATCAAACCACTAAATCTAAATACATGAAAATGATGTTCCCAAAACACAAAGGAAACATCGTCATAAGTTCAAGTAAGACTGCTCTTGAAATAGCATCAGAATTACACGATAAAGGATATACAAACTTAGTTATGGTGGTGGGGAGTGATAGAGTCAAAGATTTCCAATCTTTATTAGATAGGTATAATGGAGATGAGAATAAGGCTCATGGTTTCTATGATTTTGATAAAATCAAGGTAGTTAGTGCTGGAGAACGAGATCCAGATGCAGAAGGAGTTTCAGGAATGTCAGCTTCAAAGATGAGACAGTCTGCAGTTGAAGGAGATTTTAAGACTTTCCGTAGTGGTATTCCATCCTCATTGAACGATAAAGAGACTAAGAAAATGTTCAACGATATTCGTAAGGGTATGAGGTTGAGTGTAATAAAAGAAGGCTCAAAGTGGAAAAATATTGATTTTACCTATGAACTTCCAGAAGAAAAATCACTAAACGAAGAAGATCAAATAATATTTGAAGATTACGCCACCAAACATACTCATACTTCTCATTCAGCGTATGATTTTTTTGATGAGTTGTGTAATGGAATGCAAATAACAAAAAGTAAACATAAGTTTTATATAAAAGAATCTTTAATGATTACAGACAGATTCTTAGAAATAAGACATAAAGCACTCCAAGAAAAGAAGATAAATCAATATGATTTCCACGAATTAGAATTTTTAGGTAAAAAACACTTCAAATTTGCAGAAAATTTAGAAATTGACCATCTTGACAATTCGTTTATTTATAAATATATTAGTGAGGTGAAAGATTATCTGGAATGGGGAGAGCCCAAATCACTTAAAAAGTATAAAAAAGAAACTCCTGGCCAGGTAATTGAAAATAAAATTGATAAAGTTATTACATGGCTTGCTAGTAAATTGGACACTACTTACTCTGTTGCAGAAGAACTTGTAACGCGAGCACAGAATAAAGGTATCAATCCATATACGTTACAACAAAAATGGAACATTCTTTCACCAACATTAGTATCTTTGGTTGCGGAATATAAACCAAAAAAACAGAAACCTCAAGGAGATTAAAATGGCTGATGTACTCAGCGTCATAGCAGACGTATTGAATCAAGACAAAAAACAGAAAAAAGAACAAGCGAAGATG